AGTATGCCACGACGGTGGTTTGGGAGTGACTGAATAAACTTACTGGCAACTGCTGGTTAAGGTGATGAGACACAGGTGGTGCTGCTGCAGCGATGCAGAACCGATCGACCAATCGGGTCTCAGGCAAGGACGTTTTTACTACTGTAGTAATGCCCGTTCTTTGTTGGTACACAGGAATCCAACCTCCCTTTTTCATACACAAGTACACATTAATACGGAGAATACGTATGTCTTTTGCTTCACTTAAGAAGTCTTCTTTCCAAGATCTTCTCGCTAAGGCTGACAACTTAAATAAAACTGAGAAGTCAGGTCCTGATGAGAGACTATGGAAACCAGAAGTAGACAAAGCAGGTAATGGTTACGCAGTAATCAGATTTCTACCTGCACCCAATGGAGAAGACCTTCCATGGGCACAAGTTTGGACACATGCCTTCCAAGGACCAGGTGGTTGGTATATTGAGAACAGTCTAACGACTTTAGGCAAAAAGGATCCTGTTTCTGACTTGAACAGGGAACTCTGGAATTCTGGTGGCGAAGGTTCTCCACAGAGAGCACAAGCACGTAACCAGAAACGTAAGTTAAACTATTATAGCAACATCTACGTTGTAAAGGATAGTGCAAATCCTGAGAATGAGGGCAAAGTATTCCTTTACCGTTATGGTAAGAAGATCTTTGATAAGATCATGGAATCAATGCAACCTGCATTTGAGGATGAAACACCAGTAAACCCATTCGATCTATGGAAGGGTGCTGATTTCAAACTCAAGATCACCAAAGTCGCAGGTTTTTGGAACTACGATAAGTCTGAGTTTGATACTCCTTCTGTACTTGGAGACCTTAACGATAAGGAACTCGAAGGCATTTGGAAGCAAGAACACAGTTTATCTGCATACACTGCTGATGATCAATTTAAGTCTTACGAAGAACTTAAAGAACGTCTTGACAGGACACTCAAAGCATCTTACCGCCCAGATCCAGAGGTGGAAGAAGAAGAGGTCGTTCCTACTGTCAATGTAAAAGACGGTGTAGTTCAAGGTGGTAACCACAGAACAACCATCCCATCCTCGAATGGAGAAGATGATACCTTATCTTACTTCGCTAAACTAGCGAGTGAAGACTAAAAAAATAAGACCCCTTCGGGGGTCTTTTTTTATGACATATTAATTTCTGATGTTGTAATACCAAGTTCCAACTTACCTTTATATGACAGTCGCATATAATAATTCTCTACAAAATCTTCAACAAATCTTGGTTTTACTAACTGTATACGTTCTTTTTGTGAATTAAGTTCCTCTTCAAATTGAAAGAATGTTCTTGATGCTACTGGATTTGCAGTAACAGTATTAGTTCCATCCCAATATACGATTTGAAATGTAGATGGTACTACCTTACCTGCAGGTACTATTATATCAAGACCTTTTTTAACCTCAGTAGTAACGTAGTCTTTAGTTGCTTGTGGATTATCATACTTAGAGTTGCAATATTCTTGTAATTGTTGAGATGATCTTGGCCATTGCTCGTGAAAATTAGTGATATCATTTATTACCAACAGTACCCAGTTATAAAATGGGTTTTTATATAGTCTCAAAGCAATATCTTCTGGAGTTTCACCATCCTGTACAACATACTCATTAAACATGGAAACTGATCCCTTATACTCAGGTAGTAGTTCAGCACGTCTCCATATATTTTTAGCTACTAAAAATTTTGGATCAATTGATGATGTTCCAACGTTATATAATAAATTGGGTAGTCTTCTTAGCATTAGTAACCTATCTCTGGATGATTCGCCATGTTCGATGCTCTAACAAATCCTTTATCAAGTTGATTATTAACTCTAGTTCTTGCACCTTCAAAGTCCACTCTGGTAAGAGCAGTAGTCTCATTAAATTTAAGTTCAACAGTAACAAGTGGAATTGAACCATCAAATACAGTATTAACTTGACCTAATGGTGTAGTGTTAACTCTCAAATCTGTTAATGCACAGATTTTTGTCTTTGGCATAAAGGGATGCTGTATGGGTTCGTCAGCAACTTTAATTTCTATTTTTCCATCATTATTTACATTCTCATCAGTTTTAACAAACATAGGTTGTAAAACAAATACATCTGGAAATGTCAATAGGGTTGCAGAACCTTTACCATTTGCTGAACCAGGATGCATACCACGTTTGAACCATTCTATAATAGTTTGTATTTCTTGTGATTCATCTGGATTGCGAGCAGCAAAAGTAAAACTGAAACTAAATTCTCTCATTCCCATTTTTGAGAACATCTGTATAGCATTTTCGTTAGGTGCCATACCACCAAGACCAACGATGTTAGTCATGCTTAGTTCACCGTTAACACCAAATGGGTTGGTTGCCATCTGTGCACCTTGAGCCATGTTTTGTGCATATTCATCTGCATTAAAACCAGGTATATCACCTGCCATACCTGACAACTGTTGCAACTGACCCATTGAGTTTGTGTACAATGCACCAAGACCTGCACCTGCTACTCCCAATGTAGCAAATTTAGCAAAGTTATCTGCTGCCATTGCCATCGTACCCATTTTAAATTCGTTACCCCAGTCGGCACGATAACCATATTGGAATTCTTCTGGTAACGCTACGTTTAGTTCTGATGCTTGTAATCCTTGTCTTCTTCTATTTAAAACTTCGTCCTTCTCATTCTTTAATGCGTTCCATGTAGTAGTAGTTCCGTTAGGGAGAGTTATCTCATTATCTCCACCAGGAACTTCGGTTTTATTTGTCCCATCAAATGCAAATACATCAAAGACATCCCACCAAGCATTTTCTTTCTTATTTTCAATACTATCATTTATCGTGTTCATCTGGGAGTCAGAATCACCACCATCAACCCCGTTATAAACACCTGCCATAGTAGTTGTAACAGCATTAACTGTAGTTGACATAACACCACTTCTTGCAAACGAACCTAATGCATCGTTTTGGTTCGCAGCAACTTTTTCTAAAGCTTCTTGATACTCATACTTCATTATTTTTAAAAATGAAGCATAGGGAACATCTGAAATACCACGAGGGTATTCTAATACGGCTTGCCCATTTTCTAGTTGGTCAGTATTCTCTGCCATTATCTATTGCGGTGAAATTTTTCCAATGGAAATTGACTCAATTTGGGTACATCTAGGTCATTTACTTCAAAGAAAATACTATCTGCATTCTTTGGTATGTAATAACGTAAAATAGATTGTGGAAATCTGTTGTTATTTATAGCACTTAATCGAGATTTTGCATTTACATGATGTAGGTTTGCTCCTAACACGTTCCCTTTCTTAAATTCCATCACTTGAATTAACGGGTATTGATCCCATACTTTTAATTGATCTTTGAATTTAGGATCATATTCAAAGATATAATACTTACCTACAGATGGATTATCAGTAGCACCATCAAACAATGCATTGAATATCTCATTACGCATTGTTGACATAGAAATTTTCTTACCTTCTATAGACGCAAAGTAACTACTTAATTTCGAGCTCCCGTTCTGTGATGAGCTTGAACTTCCATCCTCTGTCGTCGCAGTATTCGATTGCTGATTCCCATTTTGCTGAGTTTGTAGCATATGTCATTACCTCCGAAAGATACGCTTTGGTTTTGACACGTCGAGGTTTGGGACACTCAGTTTGTTTGAGTGGTTTTACCTCAACGAGATATGATTGTATTTTACCGTTTGCTTCCTTGACCTTCATGTAGAAGTCTGGGAAGTATCGTCGCCACTTCTTTGCGACTGGATCTTTGTATGGTATTATATGTTCTTCACTTGACCATTCAAGGACATTGCGGTTCTTATCGCACCAATCCATGAACTTTTTTTCCCACAAAGAACGGTATATGACCCCTGTGGGATCACCCTTATACTTGCGGTAATTTCTTACTTTGTATTTTCCTTTGTATGCCATGATAAATAAAGATGGTCACACCATATCCTATATTTATGTCTAAGGCATTAACGATAGAACAATTCAAGACGGACGTGATTAAACGTTCGGGTGGAATTTCTACGTCTAACCTATATCAATTTCTGATTGCAAATCCAGAAAAACCTGGACCAGGTCAAGGTTATTCTCTAGCAACTCATTTTAATGATAACCTAAACACTGGTGAATCTGGTGAAGGTTTAAAGGCATCTGACATGGTTAACTATCAGTTAAACATGCTATGCAATGAAATACAGATACCTGGTGTTACTATGTCAGCTTCTGATGTCAAGATGCCCCAAAAAGGTATGATACAGAAAGTTGCATCTGCCAAAGTGTTCAATGAACTAGATGTTAGTTTTTACTGTGATGCTGATTCTTTGCCCTTTAAATATTTTAGATGTTGGCAAGATTACATTATTGGTGCTTTAGAGACACCAAGAGAAATGTATTCAAGGTCTCACCAGTTAACGACTAAACGTCAAACAGCATACGCACAGAGGTATTATGATCACTATACTTGTGACATCCAGATTAGAAAACTGGAAAAATATGGCGTAGGGGATTTGGATAAAGATGAAGAGAGAGATGACTATAGAGTCGCTTTCGCAGTCAATCTTATCAAAGCATATCCATACACTGTATCATCAATACCATACTCTGCAGGTCCTGCCAACCTCGTAAAGGTTACTGTTGGATTTTACTATGAGTATAGTCATTTACTTAACGATTAATCATGCCATTACCTGAAATTGTTACGCCAACGTATACGTTGACGGTGCCTTCTACAAAAAAGAAACTTAAATATAGACCTTTTCTTGTTAAGGAACAAAAAACATTAATTATTGCTATGGAGCAACAAGACTCCGAGCAGACGCTAGAAGCGATAAAAACTGTACTGAACAACTGCATCATCACTAAGAACATAGTTCTTGATGATATGGCTCTGTTTGATATAGAATATATTTTTTTACAAGTGCGTGCTAAATCAATCAGTGAAGAGATTGAAATGAAAGTCACTTGTCCCGATGATGGGGAGACAGAGATCAACGTATCATTCTTAGTTGATGATGTTAAGGTACATTTTCCTAAGGGACATACAAACGTATTCAAGATCAGTGATGATATTACTGTAGAGATGAAGTATCCAGATATGGAATACTTTGCTGCTATCACATTTAACCAAGATAAGGTTGATCCTTATGAGTTAGTTGGTAAGTGTATTAAGAGAGTGTATGTTGGTGAAGAACCAACAGGATCATTTTCTGCAAATGAAGCAAAAGATTGGGTAGAGACTCTAACCAATGCACAATTTGGAATGATACAAGACTTTTTTAATACTATGCCTTCACTTCGTCATGTACTTAAGTTCAAGAACCCTAAGACACAGGTACAAAATGAGGTGGTAATTGAAGGTCTTGCTGATTTTTTCGCATAGCCCTCTTCCACGAGGGCATGATGAGCTTTTATCAAACTAATTTTTCGTTAGTTCAGCACCATAAATATAGCTTGACTGATATTGAAAATATGATTCCGTGGGAACGGGATGTATATGTAAACCTTTTATCTTCTCACTTACAGAAAGAAAGAGATCGAATAGAAGAGCAACGTAGAAAACGCTAATGGCACAAGCAACCATAGAAGACTTAGCTGAACAGCTCACTGAAGTGAGTGATAAGTTTGTTGCGTCTTTTCAGAACACTATGGAGATTGAGGATCAGTTAACATCTTTCCTCAGAGGTAGACAGAGATGGTATGTTGGTACACAAAAAAATTCTCAAACTGGTTCTACTGAAGTACCACCAGTACCAGTAGAACAAGCAGCACCTCAACAAGCTGCACCAACAAAAAAACGTAGGTGTCCCAAACCTCAACGTGTTAAAACTAGTGAGAAAGAAGGATTAACAACAGCTCAAAAACTTGGAATTGTTGCTGGAGTTGGTTTAATTGTAGCTGGAGTAGCAATTGCACTATCAGATGGTCCTCAACCTGGTCCTGCTGATGCTATTGGTTTACCTATTATAATACAAGGGGCTAATAAAATTGTGCCCTTTATAAGAGTATTAGCTCCTATTGGTTTAGCGAAAGGTGGATTAGTTACTAAACCAACTAGAGCACT